TTCCACACCCAACTGGTACCATTAATACCCGTTTGTCTTTAATAGGGGGGATGACCCCCCCATTTTTTTTATTCTTTAGGTATTTTCTGTTCTGTATCAATTTCGGATACAAACACATTTTAATTACCTTTAATACCGAAGAATTCCTTTATTATTTTTGCTACTCCTGTAGGAAATGATTTTGATATTTTTAATATTACATCACTTCCAAAGTATGCTGTCATTATTCCTCTTACTATCCACTTATCTTCTTCATTATTTATTGGGTCTAATCCTACAGATTTCATCATATCCAGGAACATACTTCCTGTTGCTCCTGCATCTACTTTTAACTTATCTAAATCAGTTTTCACTTCATTTAATTTTGTTTCTGACATTGTTTTAACTTTTTGTTCTGCTTTCAACTTAGTATCTTCTCCAATATTTTTTTCTCTTGCAATACTTTCTAGTATTCCTTGCTCATTTACATTAATATCTGATTCTCCTTTTCTTGTTCTTAACCATTCTTGATATCTTGTATCTTCTTCCGTTTTTTTTGTATTTGCTCGTAAATTTTCCATTTGTGCTCCCATCATTAAGTTGCCCATATCCATTACTCTACCTTGCTGACTGCTTCCCATCGAAGCACTTCCACCACCTTGACTTCCTGTCGTTCCACCTGCACCTGCACCTTTGTACATTAACGCTGGGTTTAACCCTGCATTTTTCATATGTCCAACTTGTGCTCCATAATTCGTTTTATTCCACATATCCATTTGCAAGTCATGACCTTGCCTATTTAATCCTGCTTGATTTTGCATTTGCAAATTCATCAAGTTTCTTTGATTTCTGTAATTTCTTCGTTCTGCTTGGTGTCCACCAATCATTCCTAGTAGTTGGCTTCCAAACCCTGCACCAACTCCTGACATTCCTATTCCATCACTCATATTTTCTATTTTTTAATTTTATTAATTATTTTTTTTGTTTCGCGCTTTTCAAAGCGATCTTAACCCCTTGATATATAAGAACAGATGCGTACCATCCTTATATAAATAGGGGGGATGCTTATTTTTAACACCCCCCATATTCTCTACTTCTCTGCTGTACCTTCTGTTGGCTTAGCTCCGCTATCTTCTACTTTATCCACTTTCAATTTGATCACTTTGGTTTCGTCTTTTTTAGATATATTACCTTTTGCGTCTCTTTTGGCTTGGATACTTCCCTCTACTTTACTCATAGCCTCTGTTGCAATTTCCCATCTATCCGTACGGATATTATAAGCACTTTTTACTCCCTCTTTACGTTCTGTAAATATTTCAGGCGCACCGTCACTTATTGGTTCTTTATTACTAACAATCCTTTCTATCTTCCATTCGATAGGTTCACCCTCTACACATTCCACACTTTTTAAGCTACTTTTATTCGCTTTTCTATATTTATACATTTTTTTTTATTTATAGGTTAGGTATTACTTTAGCACTCATTTTTCTTCTTGCTGTAATTTTATTACTAATTTGTACCCAGAAATTCTGACTATCTAAACTTGTTTGCGCAAAAATGTTATTATACTTACTTGGATCTACATACGTTGTTAAATCATCAATTCCTGTTGCTCCTTGCTCATATCTTCTATTTAGTGTCATAAACATACTATCACCACCTGTTCCATTTTCTGCGAAACTACCTCTACACTGATTCACATTTGTCATATAGTTTATCCATGCTGGTTGTTTTCCTGCCGTATTATATGTAGGTACTCCACCATTAACTTCTGTATCAAACCACGCCATTTGATCTGTTATTAAATCTTGGTATCCTATTGCATCCAATGCAGGTTTGTGTAAATCATTCATTGTTTTTAAGTTTGTATCCCACTTATTACCTTGACTGTAATCTACTCTTGGTGTTAAACTCGCTATTCCTATTATGTAACTAGGTTCATCAACTTTTATTTTAATTTTACCACCTTTGTTTTTATCTGTTAATCTTCCTCTACCTGCTAATGTTCCTAATGGTTGTTCTTCCCCTGCTACTTTAGTATCTGACATACTTACTACTTCTTCAAATCCTAATTCTTTTATCAATGACCCATGATAAATTGGATTCTCACAACTTTTAGCTCTTTCATGCGTATATACTGCATCTAACCAATCGTCATAACTTCCACCACTAATAGCAATTCTATTTAACATATTATATACTTTATTTGCTAAGTTTAAACTATCTATTGTAAACTCATCTCCTGCTGTACTAACTGCTGTTACTTCATTAATTCCATTACTTCCATCAATCCATTCTGTACTTATCCAGTTGTTGAATAAATCACTTTGATATGTTTTAATTCCTAGTCCCTCTTGACTTGCTAGTTTATAATATTTTCCATCAACTACACTTCCAGAATATCCTAATCCTAATCCATACGGCGCTACACTCGCTGGTTCTAATAAGAATGCAGTTGTACTTCTTACTCCCTCTAGAATATCCATTCTCATATCATCTATATTATCTAACGGAAATTCTGTTAATTGTGGTTCTCCCTCTCCAGGATTTTCTGTGTTTTCTAATGTAGCACCTACTAAATCCCATGTTTGCGATGCCGCTAATCCTATATAATTACTAAATGTTACTGTCCACACTCCGTTATTTTCTACTACACTTGAGCTAGTAAATATTGTATTTAAGTACACATTACTTCCTGCTATTTCAACTAGTACTTTACTTGTATCAGGTTCTCCATAGGCTGCTCCTGCATTTTCCCAAGTATATTTTATTTCTACTGTTACTGTTGGTAATGACCCACTTTGTGCACTTGTGTCTACTGTTGCACCTCCATTAAAATTAACTGTTACATCACTATTTGGACCTGCTACATTTATATTTACATCTGTTGCTACAGGTGTAAATTCATTTACTAAATCTGCCGCATGTATTACGTAACCTCTTTCTTCTTGTTTATTAGCATAGTAATTTTTATATATATCCCAATATCCTAAATATGGAACTGCGTTAAAATCTCTATATACATAACTTGCATTTTCTCTTCCTACTCCTCTCATATTTAAGTATGAATATATACTTGAACTATTTACTTGACTATTATCTCCTCCATTTTCATCATATTTTGCAAACATTCTCATTTGTGGCAATAATATCTGACTCATATCCATACCAATATTTAGCATATTCATATGTAATTTTCCATTATATAATCTTACTGGACATTGGAACACATCCAATTGTACTTTATAACTTCCAAATAACGGACCTACTGTTGGTAACGTTTTTACATCACACGCTAAATCTATATCAAAGCTATCACCAGGTAGTGCTACTTCACTCATAAATGGCACTAACGTTCCTGATGCCATACTTGATCTCCATATATACCCCAGATCATGCGTACTTCTTTCATAATTTCTTAAACTTACTTCTTGTTTATTTCCGGAGCCAAGTCTATCTCCACCAATTTCTGTTTTCATATTTCTTTTTTAATTTTATTATTAATTTTTGTTCTTACTTCTTCCAGGAGCATTACTACCTGGACAATTCTATTCCATGTTATTTTACTTAGTTCTTCTCTAACTTCTGTTTCACTTGCCGATTTTTCTGTTAATCTATAATCGCCCATAACCCCAAAGCTCATACCATCAATTGTTATTACATGAAACGGACTATCCGCTATTTCTACTCTTTTAATTGTTTGATTTTCAGAAGTCCCAGAGTCTTTGCTGTGGGTTTTTTCTGCATTCGCTTGTGATTGTTTTAATTTTGTGTCTTTCATTTGTTTTGTATTTAGTTGAACTTTTTAATTTAATGTATTCTCCGTTTTCTAATCTTCGTTTTACTATTATTTCACCCGTTTCTGTATCTACATACATACTTTCGGTGCTCCATATCGGTTTTTCATATTTCCTCCTTTCTTTTTTCCATTTTTGTAAATGTTCATATTGTTGTTTATTGTAACTCATAATTTTTTATTTTTGGAATAAGATTTTAATAATTTTTCATATTGTTCTTTCCATAGTTTCTCGTAATATTCTCTACTTTTTTTCATAATTTTATTTATATTTATGTTAACTTTCTAATATTGTTACATCTGTAACATTTTGTACCTCTATTTGAACTATAATTTATATACAGTTAAACCCATTTTGTCGATTGACTAATCTAATATACACTTTTTTTTTTAACTCGTCATTTTTTCTACCCCTCGATCGTGACTGGGAAAC